AAATGGAGACTCATCAGGGGCTAAATCAGCGATTCTATCACTGAAATTATACAGCCGCCTTGATGGTATCACACTATCAATTACTGCACCGGGGTCACCAAACTTTAACGGGCCGGGATTATTATATGTTGCCATAATATATATCCTTCCTCAGTTTATTGTTTAAAGTACGCTATTACGGCTTCCAGCGTTAACAATCTTATCCCACATCTGTTTTTCTTCAGATTTTGGGGAGCTAGGTGCTCCACCTTGAAGAACTCCAGCTGTGCGAGGCTGCTGTTGAGCAGCTTGTACCGCTTGTGCCGTTTCAGGGACGTTACCTTTTTTATTAACGTCTCTATATAGCTTTACCAGATTCGATAAACCAACTTGCTCTTTGGGTTGCGAAACAAACCCCATAAACTCTTGAACATCATTGTCCGAAAACTTATAAGTGTTACGTAACTCATTCACAGTATTGTTGTATGTTATCTCTTCTGTCATCTGTCGTTTTTGCTCATTTAATGCATTATTCACTACATTATTCATCATACCAACCTCTTGGTTCATACGAAATTTAAATGATGGTGATTCTGAATTGTAATAAGCATCCCAAGGGTTAAAGTCCTCAGCGGGTAATCCCTGTTGAGGTTCTTGCTGCGCTTGTTGTTGTTGTGGTTGTCCATTTATGTTCTTCTGTAAAACATCAACTAAGTCAGGTCGTGATTCTAACAAATCACCCAATGGCTCAAGCCTTTTAAGCTTATCATTCTCCGCTTGGGTTCTGTCATACATTGACTGGAATTTACGGGCTTCAACTTCCCATTCATTCTCAGGAATCGTTTCCTGTTGTACTTCAACTTCTGGAGCTGAAAAGTCTACTTGCTCATTTTGAGCAGCAGGCTCTGTGTACTGTTCTTCTGTTTCCGCTCTTACTTCACTAACTATATCTGGGCCATTATCAACCAAGCCATCAGCTACGGGTTGGGCCTCTGTCTGTGCATTGTCCATATTGTCTCCTTTAAGATGTCTTTAAGCTTCTGGAGCTGAACTAGCATCTGCTCTAACATTTGCTAATTTCTCCGCTTCAAGCTTCACCTTTGTTTGTAGATTGTTTAACTGAACTCTTCTGTCAGCTTTGGCGTCTGATGCAACATCCGCTAATCGAGATTTAAATTTCTCAACCTCGACACGCTTTCTGTCGCTAACAGACTCCCTTTGGGCAGTCTGGAGGTCTCCCTCCAAATTCTTTATTTGCTCACCCATCGCCTGAACTTGTTGCATGAGTTGATTCTTCTCATCAGTCCGACGAAGGATAGCTTCTTTATCAAATATTTCTGGATTCTTCTTTAACACTTCTACCTTATCTACGATACCCATTTGATAGGCTTCCATATACACACCTAGCTCTGCCCACTTATTAGTTGGTAAAGTAGAGCCCGGCTCAATACGTATATCGTGCTGTCCTAAATTATGTCTTTCTTTTTTAATGTCTAAGATAGCGCCTACTTTATTATCATATGAATTAACTGTAGCTTCAGTTATATCGTTATTTGCGCTATTTAAACGGAAAATCTTTTTATAAGTATAATGTCCTTTAGATAGATTGTATAAGACCTGACCTAAACGATTGATACTAAACTCAATATCTCTTAGTTTTGATTTAGGTCTATCGGTTCCTAATGCTATCATCCGCTCTGTACCTTTAACAGTATCCGGTGCTTTTTCTGCAAAGCCATGCATCATTTCAGGTAAGCCAAATGTAAAGTCAATATAGAATTCACATTGTTGGATTAGTTTATAAAACTCACCTGCTAATGGTTGGGGTGCAGGAAAGTGTGGTTCACCTTGAGTGCTGTCTACTTCTATAACTGCATTTGGGTTAGCCCAGTCTCTCTCTAACTGGCCTAAGTCTTCTACACTACCTAACGGTACTAATAGTTTTAATCCGCCAGACGCTTGAGCATGGGATAAAGCAAGTGACCATAACTTATTAAGTAATCGTTGCATTGGGCGAGCACGAGATACATCTGACTTAGGATAAGGGGTTTCTGTAAATACATTTGGTATAGGTACTATTGGGTAATGGTCTGTGTTTAAAATAGTTTCATATAATACAATTTGTCCAATAGAAGCGCACACTTTAACACGTGTTTGTTTAACTGGGATAATTTGATACTGACTTGCTTCTACTTGCTCTCTATTATTCTCGATAAATTCTTCATACTCGTCATCACTAAAAATAGCTTCTTCACCTGATTGCATATCAATCACACGGTAAAAATTAACTTTTACTTTATAAAAACGTTCTAATACTTGATACTTGTTTCTTTCAAAATAATCTAAATCTTTTGCTTCAGCTGGTGTAAATACTTTTTTACCATTGTTATTCATCGCATCAGGATAATCTTCTTCCATATAAGTATCAAGGTCTTGAATGATACCCTCTTCCTTCTCACCTGTTTCTGGGTTTTCTTGTTCTCCCAATTCTGGGTAGAGGCTAATAACTTGTTCACCAGTAAGGATAGTAGAGAGGATAACACCTTCAGCGTCATCGAACCATCGGTTGCGAGTATTTGGAGAGACATATACCCTGAATGGGTTGACATAAGTGAACTTGACATCGCCTCTACCAAAATCTGATTCAGGGTCTATATAAGAATATAGATACCCCATTCCGGTAGTAGCATAATCATGGATAGCTTGTTTTAACTGCCAGTCTCCATTAGAGTTACCCCACACATACCCCATGATAGTTCTCCATACAGAAGCAACTTTAACGTCAGAATCTTCTCTAGGGGTCATGGTAAACGCTGGAGCTCTGGAAGTTAATACAGCTTTAAATTTTTCTACAGCTGGCCCAATCCTGTCCATAGGTACATCAGCTTGATTACGAGATTGTAGCTCATCTACTTCATCACTACTAAAGTGATTACCGTGGTAAAAGTCTACATCATATCTTGCTTCTATATCCCAATCGGAACGTGCATTGCGCCAACGACGATAAAGGTCTTGGTTATAATCGGCGCGTTTATCTTTTTCTAACGTCACTATATAGGCTCGTTAGATAAACGTTGAACTAAAGCTTTCCCAAGTAAACTTTGTACTTGTGGATTAATCCCTAACGTTTCAGGGGAAAGTGCTCTGTGACGCAATAAATCATTTTGCCGTTTAGAAAGCGGCGTTTCCATTCCAAAAGATTGTAAATAAGCAGATGAAAGCTTTGGCACTTCCATTTCTCTTTTAGACATAGTACCGTCTTTTATAATATATTTATCAGCAGGACGAACTCTCTTGTCTTCACCCATGCTGCTCATTAATGAATCTTGAGGTCTGGCTTCCATTGCTTGCATTGCTGCTAGCTGCTCAGAAGGTGAAGGCCTTCTTTCTAAAGGTTGCCCTTTACCTAAAACTTGCCCACCTTGTTGCATACTCTTACGACCATAAGCAGGCATCTTAGACTTTTTCATTCTTTGTAATAATCGTAAAGAATCTAATTGCGGGTCAAGGGTATCGCCAGTAAGAGCGTTTAATTGATTTCTTCTTTCGCTTTCTTTATAATACTCTAGCAACTCATTTAAACCACCGCTAGTTGTATCAGGCCCCATTAAGCTATCAGGTGGGCCATACATTTGTGGATTACGAATCTCTTGCTGCTTGCGAGGCTGCATCTGCTGTTTTCCCCCTCCATAACGAGATTCATCTTCAAAAGGAAGCATTAAAGCTTTAGAAAAAGCTTGATTAGGATTGATTTCACCCCTAAACATCCTAGCAGCTAGAGTATCTTGCTCTGGATAATATGCTTTTTTTCCCCTTCTGTCCATAAAGAATTTATATGAAGTAGGATATTCTTGTAACATTTCTAAATCTTTAGAAGGATAGGCTCCTTTATCTGTCTGTCCACCTTGCTGGTATTGTTTAATCATGCCACCTTGTTCTTTGCCAATTAGTTTTTTTAAGAAATCTAAGGGAGATTTTTTATTTTGTTTGTCAAAATAATCTTCAACCAATGCTGCTGGAAGCGAATCCTCAGGTGTTTTTGCCATTTTTCTTTTTGCACTTAAATCAGCTGCTAACCGAGCCATGTTCAATCTATCTGATACTTGTGGAGCTGATAAGTAATATCGCAAGCCTTCATCTCCACCTACTAACTCAGCAGGTACGGGCATAATGGTTTGTACTCGATACTTACCATCTATAAGCTCTGTATTTGTTATAGGCGCTCGACCACCAACTTGCCCACCATCTTGATACTCATCTATCATGCCACCCTGTTCTTTACCAATTAGTTTTTTTAAAAAACCTAATGGCGATTTTTTATTTTGCCTATCAAAGTAACCTTCAACTAATGCAGCTGGAAGAGAGTCTTCTGGAGCAAAGGCCATTTTTGCTCTCGCATCAAAATCAGCCTGAGTCCGAGCCATTTGCATATCCTCAGATAGCTGGGGGTCAGATAAATAATACCTAAGACCTTCCTCGCCTCCAACTTGGTCAGCTGGTATGGAAAGAATAGACTGA